TGGCGGACGTTGCCCGCGAGGATGGTGAGCCACGGCGTGGGCTCGACGGGGATGTCCATGTCGACGCGACCGGGCGTCACGCTGGACGCCTCGACGACGAGCAGCGATTCGTTCGCGTCGACGTCGCGGATGATGCCCTGCGACTCGTAGCCCTTGAGGTCGAGGAGCACGCTCGCGCGGATCTGCTGCGGCGTCGTCACGAGCGGGGCCTTGGGGGGCTCGCCGTTCGCGTCGTTGCTCCCGAGCTTGAAGCCCGCGTAGCGCAGCGCGAGGGCGGCCTGCTCGCCATCGGCCACGTAGTCGCACACGGTGACGTAGCCCGTGAGCAGCACGCCGTAGTTCTGGAGCCCGTTGACGAGCGACAGCGACGTGATCGACAGCACCAGCACGCCGTAGCCGGGGCGCGCGGTGCTTGCGCCGATGACGGTGAGGCCGTTGTTGAGGGCCGCCTCGATCTCGGTCGCAGTCGGCTGGTCTTCGACCGTGTTCTGCATCGGGATCGTGGCGAGCTGCACGCCCGAGAGGTTCGCGTCGGGGTCGGCGTTCTCGCCCGGGAGCGGCGAGGCCACGCCCGTGAGCGCGTCGCCGTTGACGCGCGCGGCGCACACCTGCGCAGCCACCATGCACGCGGGCACGAGGCTGTTGTAGTGCCAGGCGATCTGCATGCGCGCCGCATTGACGCCCGTCGCGAGGGTGATCGCGGTGCCGCTCGACGCGAGCGTCGCGCAGATGCCCTGCTCGCGCTTCTGCGACGTGATCGACGACTGCGACGCGATGTGCGTCGAGATGGCGCCGATGTTCGTCGCATCGGTGCAGGCCCCGACGATGCGGTTGTAGCGGACCGCCGCGATGCTCGCGAGCGTGGACGCGTAGCTGTCCTGCGTCGTGCCGCCCGCGAAGCGGTAGAGGTTACCGCTCGTGGCGCCGCTCGACAGGATGCCCGTCGTCGCGCCGGGGCTCGTCGTGCTCGACGTGCTGATCTGCGTCTCGATGCCAGCGGACGACACGAACGACAGCAGCACCGCGAGGTCGTTGCCGCGCGGGCCGTTGCACTTCGCGGTGAACGTCACGGCGCCCGTCGAGGTCTGCGCGTAGTACGGCAGCCAGGTCACGGCGTTGACGGCGGTGGCGACGGCCGTCGCGATGACCGCGGCGGTGTCGCCGGTGTTCACCGGCACGTCGATCGTCACGCCGCACGCGCGCACACGCACGGTGAACGCAGCGGTCGCGGTCGTCGCGAAGGTGCAGACCATCGCGGCCGCCGAGCCGCCACCCTCGGGCACGCAGCACCCATAGAGGAGCGCGTTGGGGTACTGCGCGAAGACCGCGCGCGACATCACGTGGATCTCGCTGCCGAGGCCGAAGTAGGACGCCGCGTCGTCGCTCGAGGAGAGCAGCACGGGCATCCCGTTCGGCTGCGTGCCCGCAGGGAGCGCGATCGACGGCGACGCGCCCGAGACGGCGGTGCCCATCTTGTTGCCGAGCAGCAGGATCTTGATGGCCTGCTGGCCGGGCGACGACGGGGCGCCGCCGAGGATGACGTTGAGGTAGACGCCGGGCGTCTTCTGCGACGTCGAGAGACCGGGGATGATGACGCTCACGAGGCGACCTCTTCGATGGTGATGTCTCCGCGGCTCGCGGCGCGGCGGTAATGGACGTGGTCGGGCGTGACGTCGCCCTCGGGGAGCGCGGCGCCCGAGGCGTCACGGCCCGCGTAGCGCCCGGGGCGCACGCTGCCGGTGTCGCTCAGGAGCGGCACGCGCCGGTCTTCGACGGCGTAGATGCGGAGCTTCATGGTGGTGTTCTCAGGGGTTCGGGTCGGACTGGAACGTGACGAGCGGGTTCACGTCGGTCGTGTCGCCGTGCCCGTCGATGAGGTTCTCGGCGCCGATGATCGGCTGCACCAGCGGCAGGTCTGCGGCGGGGTCGGGGTTCACGGCCTGCGGGATCACGCGGCGGGCCACGATGCGCGCCGAGAACGCGTACACGACGCCCTCCTCGACGAGCTCGGGCCGCGTCTCCGCGGCGCGCAGGGTGATGCCCTGGTACGTGTTCGCGACCACGAGCGCGTTGACCGCCCCGAGGGCGCTGTCGAGGAGCCGCAGCGCGCCGGGCGTGGCGGCGTTGCCGACCATGCCCTCGTCGACCTCTCGCGGGTCTTCGGCGACGACGATCACCGACCACGACGCATCGCCGACCTCTTCGGACATCGCGCCCCACACGAGCACGTCGCGCGTGATGGCCTCGCCGTCGAAGCGCAAGAGCACCGCGGGGTACTGCTCGCGCACCACGTTGGAGAGGCCGCGCTTCGTCACCTGTCCCGCGTAGCGGGCGGCGACGGCGAAGGGCGTGGCGGCGACGGGAGGCCCGGACACGAGCGCGACGAGCGCGGTGTTGAGCGCGCTGTCGATGTCGGCGAGGGTGGCGTTGGGCATCAGAAATTCACGGCGCGCGCGAGCGCATCATCGACGACGCCCTGCGCCCACGTCTCGCGACGACGCCACGCCGGCCAGAGGTACGGGTAAGGCCGGTTGCGGCTCGTGCCCTCGTCCACGTAGGAGGCGTAACGCGTGCTGGCGAGCACCTCGACGCGGTAGCCGCGCACGACGGAGCCCGACGCGCCGCCGTGGAGCATCGACGCTTCGAGGCGCCCGGTGCGGTTCTGGAAGGTGTGCCCCGTCTTCATGTCCTCGACGACGCCCTCGGCGACATCGAGCATCGCGGGGAGCATCTCGCCGTCGATGCGGTGAAGCATCTCCTCAAGCGCCGCGGCGAGGTCCATCAGAAGCCTGTCGATTCGGTGCCGTCGGCCTGCTGCGTGTACGGGTTCGTCGCGATCCCGTTGTCGTTGTAGACGTTGCGGATCGCAGCGCGCGGGAGCGGGGGGCTCGTCGAGGACCCGGCCGCCTGCGCGTCCTTGTTGCGATTGAGCGCCTTGAAGAACTCGCGGGCCTGCGTGCCCAGGCGGGCGTAGCCGCTCGTTTCGTCGGTCGCGAGGTGGCGCGACGCGGCGATCGAGATCGCGAGGTTGCAGCCCTGACCGACCACGTAGGGGTCGAGCGTGTCGCCCTCGATGTAGAGGCCATCGGGGAACGAGCTGCGGGTGATCGTGCGAATCTCGCTGTTGGCCTCGGCGACGCAGAGCGCCTGGAACACGAGGTCAACGGTCGAGCCGCCGTTTTTTGCAAACAGACGGACGCGCGCCTGCGAGGAAAGGCGCGCGTCGACGTCAGCGACGGTAACGATCGCGGTGAGAGGGGTACTCATGCGGGGCCTCGCGGAGAGACGGGATCAGTTGGCGTGACGGACGATCACGCGGGCGCGCTCGTAGTGCTTGCCCTCGATGAAGCCGTTGCACCCCTCGGGCGGGTTGCGCGGGTCGAAGGGCAGTTCGGCACCCTTGGGGTACATGCGGTCGTTGAGCATGAGCTTCGTCTTGAGCACGAAGACCTCGTCGCCTACAGGCTTCGGCGCGTCGGCCACGGCCTTGTGCAGCGCGAGCTCTTCGGTGAGGGCCGCGATGCGCGCGTCGCGCTCGGCGTTGCCAGCGCGGAGAGCGTCGTTCTCGCGCGTGAGCTCCTCGAGACGAAGCGCGTCGGTGACGCCCTTGCGGTCTTCGCGGCTCACGAGATCACCGTCTCGAAGAGGTAGCCCGTGGTGCCCTGGCCCACCGGCACCTCGTCGTCCGAGTGCGTGAGCTTGAGGTACTCGCCGCCCATCACGCCGGGCATGCGGTCGACGATGACCTCGTTGCGGTAGGCCTTCGAGCCCATGCGGAAGGTGTAGCCCCAGGTCTGCGTCATCTTGGGGTTGGGGTTCTGCTCGATGCGCATCAGCGCGGCCGACTTGCCCCACACGTAGGAGGCGGTGGTGCCGGGCTCCTGCGCGTTGATGACCTTGGCGCGGCCGACGATCACGCGGTCGACCTCGATCAGCGCGGCGAAGAGGTCGATCTGCATCTGCGCGGGCACCGCGCCGATGTTGCTCACGCCAGCGCGCGAGAGGATGTACTGCAGCACCTTCGGGTTCGTGCGCAGCTTGGGCCACACCTGGCCGCCGATCACGAACGTGTTCGGGGTCGCGAACACCTCCTCCTTGGCCGCGAGGATCGCCGCGATGGGGTCCGAGGTCGACGTGTCCCAGCGGTTGGCGCCCGAGAGCGCCGTGGTGTTGGCGCCGTAGTAGGCCGAGTCGAAGGCCTTCGCGGCGACGCGCACCTCGCGGGAGAGGTCGAGGAAGCTCTTGACCACCGTCGCCGAGATCACGCGCGGGTTGAGCGGCGCGTCGGCGTTCGAGAGGGTCTGGTTGTCGATGAAATCGACGAGGCCGTAGTCGCGGCACGAGTACGACAGGTCGCTGTTGACCGTGTACGCGCCCACGTCGTTCGGCCGCGAGCGCGACCCGGCGAGCTGCGCGTTCGACAGCTCTTGGAGCGTCGCGACGGGCATCGACCAGATCTTGTCGCTCTTCTTCGGCACCGCGACGACGGGCATCACGAGGTCGGCGATGCAGTCGCGGTTCGCGTACATCGCGAACATGTTTTCGAGGCCCACGTCGATGTGGACGCTCGCGGGCGAGAGGCCCATGAGGTGCGTGCGGGTCGAGGGCGACGCGTGCATCAGGTGCTGCTGCGCGAGGGGCAGCGACGCGACCTCGTTCATCAGGCGGTAGAGCGTGGGGTCCTCGTTGCGCGAGGAGAACTCGCTCGCGAGGATGCGGCGACCGGCGTCGGTCTGCGCGAAGGCGGCGAGGCGAGAGGCGTCGTTGGGCGACATCCCCTCGCTGAGCAGGATCGGTGCGTTCATCGGTGGTGTCCTGTGGAGGTGTGAGGGGAGATCAGCCCTGGATGCGTCCGGGGCACACGGAGACGGGGATGGAGCCGCTCGCGCTCGTGGTCGCGAGGGCGATGCCGACGACGGCGCAGTTGGTGCCACCAGCCGGGGCGGCGGTGAGGCCGAGGCCCGTGGCGCCCGCCGCGGTGATGAAGTCGTTGGCGGTGACGCCGGCGCCCGCGCCGCAGGTCACGATCGCGCGGCCCGAGGTCACCACGTAGACGCTCTCCGAGGCCGACGCGGCGTTGAGCGCGACGCCGACGATGGCGGCCGTGGGCGACGCGCCCGCGGTGGCGACGACGGTGCTCGCGCCCGCGGCGATCACGAGGCTGTTGGCGAGGATCGAGCCGCCCGCCGTGAGCTTGATGACGGTGCCCGAGAACGGGGGCTGGTCGGCGCCGATGAGCACGGCGACGGTCTGCCCGTCGGTCACGGTCTCGAGCGCCAGGCCGATGCGGGTCGCGTCGACGGGCGTCGAGGCGCTCTCGCTGGCGACGGTGCCGAGGGCGCCGCCGATCACGAGGCGGTCGCCCGCGGTGATCGAGCCCGACGCGGTGCACGCGAAGACGCCGTTGAGGATGACGCTGATGGGCTGCGTGGTCGAGGCGAGGCCCGCCTGGTAGGCGACGCCGATGAAGGCCTCGCGGCTGTTGGCGCCCGAGGGGAGCTTCACGCTGTCGTTGGCGGTGCCCTGCACGAGCACGGCGCCCGCGGCGACGCTGGCGCTCTGGCAGAGCAGCGCGATCAGCTGCCCCGGGTTACGGAGAGACATTCCCATGGTCGTAGTTCCTGTGTGATGAGCGGTGAGAGGGTCAGCGAGGGAGGCGCGCGAGGGCTTCGGCGATGAGGCCCTTGCGGACCTGCTCGGAGGCCATCGTGATGGCCTGCGTGAGCGAGGTGGCCTTCTTCTCGCTCATCAGCTTCGTGGCGAGCGCGTCGACGGCGCGCGCCTCGGCGAGGTGGTCGTTGCCGTCGAGGCTGATCGACTCGGAGACCTTCGGGAGCGAGTCGCCCGACACGCGGCCCGTGAGCAGCGTCTTCGCGTCGCCGGTGATCGCGGCGGGCGGGGGCTCGACCTCTACGGCGGGGAAGATGCGCTCGAAGCTCGTGCGGTCGGAGAGGCACAGCGCCACGAGGTCGGCGCGCGCGGTCTTCGGCGCGCGGCCCGAGGCGCACACGGCGTCGGCCATGGTCTCGGCCTCGCGCTTCTGGATCGCGCCGAGCTCGTCGATGCGCTTCTGGATCGCGGCGAGGGCTTCGTCTTCGGCGGCCTCGGGGTCCATCTCGGCCATCTTGCAGACGCGGGCCTTCATCGCGTCGTAGCGAGCCTTGAGCTCGTCGTGCTTCGCCTGCATGGCGGCGCTCTTGTCGTCGGGCTGTTCCATCGTCGTCGGCTCCTTTCGCGGAGCGACTTCGACGCCCGCGGGGATGTGCACGGCCCCGGGCGACAGCCCGAGCCGCGTGGTGTCTGCGGTCTCGCTCGCAACGATCGGCGCCATGCCGTCGAGGAACGGGTGGTTCGTGAGCGCCACGCTCGTGAGCCGCGCGCCGATCTCGGCGCCGGTCTCGCGGTCGATCGCCGTGAACTGCACGGCGGGGCTCACGTAGAGGTAGCGGCGCGCGCGCACGTACTCGACGGCCTGCGCGTCGCACCATTCGAACGCGGCCCACAGGCCACGGTCGCCGCGGTCTTCGAGGGCCACGATCCACGCGACAGCGGGCACGCCCTCCTGCGCGACGTTCTCGGGGAGCACCTCGCTCGTGTGCTCGTAGTCTACAGGCACGCGGCCGTTCGCGGTCGCCGAGAAGTTCGCGATGATCTCGCCGAAGGTCTC